GAATGACGTCGCGCAATGGCTCGGCTCGCCGATGGTCCGCAAATACGACCTCGCGACCGCGATGAACGTGTTTTTCCTGCAAGGCGCGACCGCGGTTCAATACGTGCGCGTCACTGACGGCACCGACACCGCAGCGACCGGCAAGCTGATGGACACGGCCGCAACGCCAGCAATCGGCGCGAACCTGACGGCGTTCTACACCGGCACGCGCGGCAACTCGATCACGGCCGCAATGACCGCCGGCACGAAGGCGAGCACGTTCAAGCTGACGATTTCGCTTCCGGGCGTTCAATCCGAAGTGTTCGACAACATCGCAGGCTCGGGCGCCGCGCTGTGGACGAACGTCGTGAGCGCGATCAACAACGGGCAGTCGAACGTTCGCGGCCCGTCGCAACTCGTCGTCGCAACTGCCGGCCCGGCAACCGCCGCGCCGAACATCACGACTCCGGCGGCATTCACGACCGGCACTGACGGCACGGCGACCCTCACCGACGCGCTGCTCGTCGGCGTCGATGGCAACGCCGGCACGCGCAAGGGCATGTATTGCTTGCGCGGTACGGGCGCGCAGGTCGGCGTTCTGGTCGATCACTCGGACCTCACCGCCGCGTCGACGGTGCTCGCGTTCGCACTCTCCGAAGGCATCTATTTCGGCATGCAGGGCGCACCGAGCGCGAATTACACGACGGTCTCGACCGCACTGAACACGGCCGGCGCCGATGGCTACGGCGTCAAGGTGTTCGTCGGCGACTGGATCACGTATTTCGACGCGACGAACAGCCAGAACCGTTTGCTCGGGCCCGCTACGTTCTGGGCTGGCAAGCAAGCGGCTCTGTCGCCGGAACAGTCGAGCTTGAACAAGCCGCTCTATGGCATCGTCGGCACGCAACGCACCGCGCAAAGCCTGCCGTACACGAGCGCGGAAATCGGCGCGATCAATCAAGCGCGTCTCGACGTGATCGGCAACCCGTCACCGGGCGGCAATTACTACGCGACGCAGACGGGCGGCAACGCATCGAGCACCGCGGGCCAGGACGGCGACAACTACACCCGCATGACGAATTACCTCGCGCTCACGCTCGCGGCGGCATTCGGCACGGTGATCGGTCGCAATCAGACGGTCGACCTTCGCAATGAGGTCAAGTCGGCGATGCAAGCGTTCCTGTCGAACCTGTGGCGCCTGAACATGATCGGCGACGTCAACAACCCGACGCAAGCGCCGTTCTCGGTGCAGATCGACAAGGCGAACAACCCTGATTCGGCAGTCGCGAACGGGTACATGCAAGCCGACGTCAAGGTGAAATACCTGTCGGTCGTGCTGTTCTTCGTCATCAACCTGCAAGGCGGTCAGACGGTGCAAATCCAGTCGAGCGTTCAGTAAAACCCGGCCCGCCTCGCGCGGGCTTTTCTTTTGAGGCTCAAACATGCCGCTTAACGGCTTTACTATCGGTCGCGACCTCTCGGTGAATATCCAGACGCCGGCCGGCGCGCTGAATCTCGCGCTGATTACGAAGTTCACCGCGAAACCAGACATCACCGACGTCAAGGTGAAGGGTCTCGACGGCCGCACGCGTCACCTTCGCTTTCCGGACGGCTGGTCCGGCTCGTTCGAAGTCGAACGGCAAGACTCGACGCTCGACGATTATTTCGCGAGCGAAGAGGCGAACTATTACGCCGGTCTCGACCTCGCGCCGTCGACCATCACCGAAACAATCACTGAAGCGAGCGGCGTCGTGTCGCAGTATCAATTCGTCGGCGTGATTTTCAAGCTCGACGATGCGGGCGATTGGGAAGGCGACAAGACTGTGAAGCAAAAGCTTTCGTTCGTCGCAGAACAGCGCATCAAGCTCTAATCCACAAGGAAAAATAAATGACGACAGTCAACGTCCGCAAGAAAGCCGCAGCAGCAACCGAAACGCCGAGCGATACCCTCGTCAAAAAGGCGGCAGCAGAGGTAACGATCGACACGCCGAACGGCTTCGCGGTGACGCTCAAGCGGCCGGGCGTTCTGTCGTCGTTTCGTCTCGTGAAGATGCTCGGCGATGCCGCGCGAAACGTTGTGTATATGAACATGGTTCTGCCGTTCACGTACATCGTCGCAATCGACGGAAAGCCGGTTGCGCCGCCGAACACCGAGCGCGAAATCGAAGCGCTGATTTCGCGGCTCGATGAAGACGGCGTTGCCGCGGTCATGAATGCCGTCGCCGAGAACTTCGGCGCACAGCAAGACCCGGCAGAGGCGCAGAACGAAGTAAAAAACTAGCGCGCTCCGTTCCAATCAGCGAAGCGCTCTGGCTTGTGAAAAACGGCGTGCCGTTCGACCTCGCGTTCGCACTTGACGACGTGACTCGGGCGGCATTCTGCATCAAGTTTTCGGAATTCGAAGGCAACAAGTTCGATTACAACCGAATGGAATTCGTGAAGGATCAATGATGCGCGCCAAAGAATTCACCAGTATCGGCGGCTTCGTCGCTCACATGCTCGCGCGGGATGCCGCTCTCGTGTTTGCCATGCGAACGGGGCTTCAAACTGTGGCTGATGCCGTGCGCGACACGGCGAAAAGCGAACTCGGGCACTATCAGCCGGCGATCGGGCATTTCGGCGCCTGGCCGGAACTTGCCGATTCGACGAAGAAAGACCGCGTTGCGCAGGGCTTCACCGAAAACGACCCGCTGCTGCGCTCCGGCGGTTTGCGCGACTCGATCAAAAACGAAGTCAGCGCGACGCAGGCGGTGATCGGCTCGACGTCCGACGTCGCGGTTTATCAGGAACTCGGCACCGAGAAAATTCCGCCTCGCCCCTTCCTCGGGCCGGCGGTGCTGCACAACGAGGAAAAGATCAAACGCATTCTCGGCGCCGCCATCGTCGCCGGATTGCTCGGCGATGGCGTGAGCGTGCCGACCGTGATGACCTCGAAAGTCATTGACTGAGCGCGCCCCATAGCAGAGCGCCGAACACGAACAGCACGGCGAGCATGAGCGCCGCGCTAACGACCGCCCCGCCGAGACTAATCAGCAGCAGCGAAGCGCGTTCGAGCGGGTTCATCCGGTGCGCAAACCTGATCGGCGACTGTGTGCGCGACGCCGCATTGAGCGGCTTGACGTGCGGGTATTGAACCCAACTGAACCGATCAGCGGCCCATTCCTGCATTTTTTGATTGATTTTCATCGCGGGAGGCTATCATTTTTGAAGCATTTTCAATCGGCGTAAAGATTAGCCTTATCAACAAGGCTTCTCTCGGGCTGGCGGCTCTCGGCAAGGATTTTCTCAAGACCGAAGCCGAAGCCAGTTTATTGCAAAAACGGATCGAAAGCATCCAAAAACAAGCGGCCAAGGGCGCCGCCATGTTCGGATTCGGCGCCGCAATCGCCGGCTCCCTGAAAGCGCCATACGAAGAAGCGAAAAAGCTTGAAATGGCTAAGACAGCATTCAGGCAAATGAATCTGTCGACGGAAGACAATGCGACCGCATTCGCGTCCGCGGCATCGCTGGCGCATAAGCAACTCGGCTCGACCATCACCGAGAACATCGAACTGATTCAGGATTTGCACACGTCATTCGGCGACCTGCATCACGCGCTTGAATTCGCTCCGGACTTCCAGAAGTTCGCGACGATGGCGAAGATCATGAATCACGGCAAGTCGGTCGACGGGCTTGTGCAGAACTCGGCGAAGGCGCTCGAACACCGCGGCGACAAGGTAACGCAAAACCTCGACGAATTCCGCTCGGAATTGTCGATGATGTCGCAAGTCTATCTCGCCACAAAAGGGCGAGTGAACGCCAATGATTACTTCGTCGCGTCACAGCGCGGCAAAGTCGCCTATCAAATGGCGGACAAGGATTTTCTGTACGGCGCATTCGCCGGCCTGATTCAGCAGATGACGGGCGCGACGGCCGGCACTTCGCTCATGACCATGAATAGCTCGCTTATCGGCGGGCACATGGACAACAAAGCGAAAGGCTTCCTCGCCGACCTCGGGTTGTGGACGACGAACATCAGCCCAATCCAGAAGCAAATCAACGCCGAACTCGCGAAACTCTCCGCGAAAGACCGCAAAGAACTTGGCCTGACAAAGAACGTCGCGATGACTGGCGGGCTTACCGAACAAGCCGCGAACCTCGCAGCGCACAACGCTGATCGATTCGTGAAGGAAATTCTCGTTCCGGCGATGCACGCCAAGTTCGGGAATGTCACGAACGACCAAATGATTGAGTTGATCGCGAAGCACTTCAACCGCGCGACGGCTGACATTCTCGGCAAACTCATATCGTCACAAAAGACGCTCGACAAGGATACGGCCAACTTCCGAAAGTCGAACGACTTCCGCAGCGGTTACGCTGAATACATCAAGTCGCCAGAAGGCGCCGAAGTCGCGGCCGATGCGGCGTGGCGCAACTTCCTCGCGGTGTTCGGCTCGGTGTATCTCCCGACGATCACGAAGGGCTTGCTCAAACTCGCGGGCGGTCTCGACTCGCTCGCGCAATTCGTCGAGCGCAATCCCGGCCCGGTGAAGGTGCTCGCTTACGCGCTGCTCGGGCTGGCTGGCACGATGATGTTCGGCGGCACGGTGAACCTGCTCGCGGCGTCGATGCGCGGCCTGTCGCTCGCGCTTGGGATGCAGGCGATCGGCGGAATCAAGGGCATTGCCGGCATTTCTGCGGCGCTCAACGGCGCAAGTAAGTTTTCGCTCGTCGGCGCCATCGGTGCGCTAGCAAATCCTATCGGAATTGCGGTGCTCGCACTCGGCACACTTGCGGCGGCGTTCTACGCGTTTAGCCCGCTCACGCAAGAGGAAATCGACGACAAGAAGGATCAGGGTGGCGCAAGTCTCACGCCGGGCGCTCAAAAGCGCGTCGACGCGGGCGAGCTAGGGCCGAACGTTCGCACCGGCTCGGGCGCATCAAAGGGCGGAAAGGTCGGCGATGTTCATATCGACGGCAAGAAGGCCGGCGAACTCATCGCGCCGCACATGGCGAAAGCAGCGAGCGCGCCGGGCAATTCGAGCACGTTCGATTTCACGATGGGCCAAGCAACCGCGGGGATGGCTTACTAATGGCGACCGTTCTCACCCTGGGTGATTTCGTATTCACTGAGTACGAAATCCCCGAGCACATCAACGTTCGGTCGCGGCATCAGGCGATCGTTCACCGGCTGGTCGGCGGCGCTCGTCAGGTCGACATGCTCGGCGCCGATCACGCGCCGCTCGACTGGTCCGGCTGGCTCGTCGGCACGACGGCGCTCGATCGCGCGCTCACGCTGAAGTCGATGCACGACGACGGCTTGCCGCTCACGCTGTCGTGGTCTGAGTTTTTGTACAAAGTCGTCATCACCGAGTTTGACGCGGACTATCAGCGGGATTATCAGATTCCCTACCGCATCTCATGCACGGTCGTTCAAGACTATCTGAACGATGATGGCGGCGGCGGCGTCCCGACGATCGACGACCTGATGAGCGGCGACCTCTCGACCGCTAACACACTGGCCTCGGGCTTTCCTTCGCTCGCCGCACCGATGGCGTCGCTCAACTCGGCGATCGGCACGGTTTCGTCGTTCGCGAGCGCAGCGAAGAGCACGCTTAACGGCGTTCTGCAACCGCTCAACGCTGTGCGCTCGCAGGTGCAAGTTCTCATTTCGTCGACCGAAAACACGCTGATGAGCGTCACGACGCTCGGCGGCATTCTGCCGAATAACCCGCTCTCGACGAACGTCGCGAAACTCAGCACGCAGATAAACGCGATGCAGAATCAAGCGGCGCTCGTGCAACTGAATAGCGTGCTCGGTCGCATGGGTTCGAACATCGGGCAGATAAACAGCGGCGTGAAAACCGTTCAAGTCTCCGGCGGCTCGCTCTTTGACCTCGCATCGAAGTTCTACGGCAAGGTCAGCGGTTGGACGGCGTTGCAGAAGGCGAACCCGCAACTCGGCAACGACACGAAAATCAGCGGCAATCAAACAATCACCATTCCGCCCTATACGGGCGACTCGGGAGGCGTGCTAGATGCCTAACACCGCCCAGGCGGTACGCGGCGCGGTGAAGTTGTCGACGAAGGGCGGAACGCTTTCGCCAATCAAGGGCTGGTTGGCGTTCGAGGTTGATAACAACAACTTTCTGAGCGCTGACACCTTTTCCGTCACGTTCGCCGCGAACAAGATGCCGGCCGATCGTAGTCTGTCATGGATCACGAGTCAGACCGAGATTTTCGTCGAGATATTCGCGGGCATTCCTGCGGACGGCTTGAACTGGACGGCCGAAGAATTGACCTCGCTCATTTACGGGCAGGTCGACACGCTCGAATACGATCCAGTCACCGGAAAGGTTCACATATCCGGCCGCGACCTGACCCGCGTTTTCATCGACGCCAAAACGACAGAAAAATGGCAAAACAAAACCGCGTCGCAGATCGCGCAAATCCTCGCCGATCGACACGGCATGAAAGCCAACATCGCCGCGACTAAAACGCTCGCCGGCAAGTTTTACGAAATCGATCACGAGAAGATGACCGCGGCGCGCACTGAGTGGGATTTGCTCTGCGAGCTTGCGCGCAACGAACAGTATTACGTTTGGGTCAGCGGTCAAACGCTCAACTTTCAGCCGAAGCCCGACCCGGCGAGTGTCGTGCCGTTTCGCGTCACCTGGGAACCGCCCGACGGCGAAACCGGCTACTCGCGCAGCAACGTCGAAGCGCTCAAGCTCGAACGCGCGCTGACGGTCACGAAAGGAATTGTCGTTGTCGTGCGGTCGTGGAATGACGCCGCGCAAAAGACGTTCACGACGACCTATCCGCCGAGCAAGCAAACGACGGTCAAGCCTGGCGCCTCGCAAATCGGGAGCGGATCGCAAACCTACTATTACAGCGTGCCGAATCTGACGCAGGAAAAGGTTTTGCAGTTCGCGCAAGCAAAATACAAGCAGATCATTCAGCACGAGATGAAATGCGAGTTCACGATTCCCGCGCAGGGAAACGATGACCTTCAGGTGACAAGCCTGATCCAGTTGACCGGCACCGGCACGAAGTTCGATCAAACCTACTATCCCGACTCGCTGCGGCGCGCGCTCGACTTCGAGAGCGGCTACACGCTGACCGTGAGCGCAAAGAACCACTCACCCGACACGCAGGAGGCGTCTTGATATGGGGCGCCATTTAGCTAACGCGATGAGTCAGCGCGCGGCGCTCGCGATGCTCGACCTCTCGAAGCCGCTGACCGGAATCATCACGTCATACGACCCGGCAAAGCACGCCGTCAAGGTCACGATTCAGCCGGAAGGCGTCGAAGTCGCGGGCTGGATTCCGCTCGGCGCGATCGGCGTCGGCAACGGCTTCGGGATCGTCTGCGGCCCTGGCCTCGGCGACATGGTGCAGGTCGCGTTCAGTGAATCGAACCCGGCGGCGCCGCGCATCATCGGGCGCTTCTTCTCGAACGTCAATGTGCCGCCGGCGGTTCCTTCTGGCGACACGTACATCGTCCACAAAAGCGGGAGCGCGCTGAAGTTCAACGGCGACGGCACGATTACCGTCACCGCGACATCGAGCATCACCTACAAGGGCACGCAGCACCATTTCATCGGACCGGTGCAGATGGATCACACGCTCAACGTCAACCAGAACGTCACGAGCAAGGCTGACATTCAGGATAACACCGCGACGAACGCGCACACGATGTCGCAAATGCGCGCGATCTACAACGGGCACACGCACCCGGTTACGGGCGTTCAATCCGGCGGGTCGACTGTCACATCGAACGCGCCGACTCAGCAGGAGTAAGCGCATTGTCCGATATTTATCACTTTTGGTCGAACGACTTGAACGTGTCACCGACCGGCGATCTATTGCTCGCCGACTCGACCGACACGACGCAACAGCAAATCTTGCGCGGCTTGCTCACGAACGCCGCCCTCTTCGATCGCGCCGGCAACCCGCTCGCGACCGCTGATTACTCGGATCATCCCGAGTTCGGCGCGTCGCTTCCGCGGCGCATCGGCGACACGCTCAACGTGAATGAGATTCGCGCGCTCGTGCGCAGCATCGTCGCCTCCTTCCCTGGCGTCGCGCGCACGCCGTCGCCGGTGATCGACGTCATCCCGTTTAACAACGGCGCGACCGTGAATATCCAATACGCCGACGTCATAACCGGCCAAACCGAACTACTTTCCTTCGACATTAACCGATGAGCGTCAACACACAATCATTCACGCAAATTCTCACCGGGTTTGCGACGACGGTGCAAGGCGCGGCCTCGACTCTCGTGAACTTCGTCATCGGCTCGGTTCTCCGCGCCATCGGCGAGGGTACGGCATGGGTCGCGCTCTGGCTCCAAGGTCTCATTCTGAGCGCGATCGCACTCACGCGCGCGGCGACGTCGAACGGCGCGGACCTCGACACATGGTTCGCGCAGTACGGATTCACGCGGCTCGC